CATGTAGTTATAGATGGTGCTATGATGTTTATGATGCGTTTCCGTAGCAATGAACAGAGTGCTGCCATGCATCAGAATAATTTTGAAGACGGCATCAAGACAATGCGTAGAGTTACCTTTGATGATACTTTATTTGTACGTTCTACTGTTGTAGGTGATGCAAGAACAAGTTCCTTTACTAGCGGTATATAATGGCTGATAATCTAGCTTCCTTTAAAGTCTTCTGTCAGGGAGGGCTTAACACTAGTAGGGATGTGCTTTCTCAAGGTGAGACACAGCCTGGGTCAGCTATATCATTACTTAACTATGAACCTGCTGTTACTGGTGGTTATAGAAAAATAAGTGGCTTTGCTAATAACTACGGCACAGTTACAGGTACAGGAAGTGTACTAGGTGTTTGTGTAGCAGATGGTATTAACGATGGAATACTAGCTTGCAGAAAACCATCATCAGGTAATAACTACTTACATAAATGGAATAACTCTAACTCCTCTTGGGATGCTGTAACAACTGCAGGTTCACCTACAATGGTAGGTGTAAGTAAAGTAAGATTTTCTAGGTTTAACTTTGCTACACCAAAGGTTGTTTTAACTGACGGTATAAATCCTGCAGCTACTTATGATGGCACAACCTATACTCAGATTACACATTCTGATGCGCCAACAGACCCAAAGTTTTCTGCTATATTTCAAAACCATTTATTTTTAGCAGGTGATCCTGCACATCCGACTAAGATATTTTTTAGTGCTCCACTTGCAGAAACAGACTTTGCCGCAAGTAATGGAGCAGGTGTAATAAATGTAGGCTTTCCTGTAGTTGCAATCAAATCATTTAGAAACGAGTTATTTATATTTGGCTCGACTAATATTAAGAAACTATCAGGCACTGCACTAGCTAATTTTGTACTACAAACTGTTACTGACGATCTTGGATGCCTTGCCACAGACAGTGTTATAGAAATTGGTGGTGACTTACTATTCTTATCTCAAGATGGTCTACGTCCTATATCAGGCACAGATAAGATTGGTGACGTTAACCTTGAAACTGTATCAAAAGACATTCAGTCTATCTTTACAGACATTGTATTTGATATTGACCTTGACGGTCTTAACGCTGTAGTAATTAGACAAAAGACACAATTTAGATACTTCTTTGCAGCAGCAGACTCCCAAGGTATTATAGGTGGTTTTAGACAAACACCTAATGGGTTACAGTTCGAGTATAGCCAAATGCTAGGTATCACAGCTACTTGTGCAGCTAGTGGTTACATAGGACAAAACGAAATTGTTATACATGGTACTTCAGCAGGTAAAGTACAACAGCAAGAGCAAGGTAATAGTTTTGCAGGAGATCCAATACTAAGCGTGTTTCAAACACCTTTTTATCATATGCAAGACCCAGAGCAACGAAAGATATTTTATACTATAGCAACTTATTTAAGATCAGAAGGAGATAACTCTATTGTTATGTCGGCTTTGTATGACTACGCAGATGTAGAAACACTAAATCCAACTAACTTTAATTTATCTACTGCAGGTGCTGCAGCTTTCTATAACGAAGCTACATATAATAGTACAGCAATTTACGATGGTAATCCATCACCAGTGCAACGCACTAATATATCAGGATCAGGTAAATCCGCATCTATAAAATACGTAACTAATGACACAAATGCATCACATAGTATTCAAGGTTTAGTGATTACGTTTGGGGTAGGAGACAGGTTGTAACATGGCAGGTTATTCAAGACAATCAGCAGCAGACATCATCGCTAATGCGGTTATTAAAGCTGCACCAGTAAATGCAGAATATAATGCGATACGAGATGCATTTGCTTTAGCTACTGGACATAAACATGATGGTAGCTCCACTGAAGGTGGATACGTACCTTTGATAGCTGACAGTGATGCACTAAACAAAGTTGTAATAGATACAAGTAATAATCGTATAGGTTTCTTTAGTGAGGTATCTTCTGCTGCAGTAGAGCAAATACGTATTCAAGATGGTGCTATACTTCCTGTAACTGATGATGATATTGACCTTGGTACATCAACACTACAATTTAAAGATTTGTACATTGATGGCGTAGGTTATTTAGACTCCGTAGATATAGATGGCGGTACTATTGACAACGTAGTTATAGGTGGTAGCACAGCATCATCAGGTAGTTTTACCACAGTAGCAGCATCAAGTAATGCTACAGTAGGAGGCACACTTGGCGTTACAGGTAATGTTACTATGGGTGGCACACTTGCTGTAACTGGTACGTCTAGTTTTACAGGAGCAGCAACCCTTACATCTGTTGATATTAATTCAGGATCAATGGATAATACTACTATTGGTAGTTCTACTGCAGCAGCAGGTAGCTTTACTACTTTAAGTGCTTCAGGCACTTCTACATTAACTACTGTTGATATTAATGGTGGCGCAATTGATGGTGTCACTATAGGTGCAGCCTCTGCAGGTGCAGGTACATTTACAGATGTAACAGCTTCTGGAACAACTACAATAACAACTGCAGACATAAATGGCGGTAATATAGATGGTACAACTATTGGTGCTTCTAGTGCTGCAGCAGGTAGCTTTACAACTGTATCGACATCTGGACAAGCTACATTGGCAAGCGTTGATGTTAACGGTGGTAATATTGACGGGGCTATTATCGGTGCGTCAAGTGCTGCTGCTATAACAGGTACAACTATTACAGCTACATCAGGTTTTGTTGGAGATGTGACAGGTGATATTACTGGTAACATTACAGGTAATATTAGTGGTGTTATAACAGGTAGCGTTGTAGGTAATGTAAATGCAAGTTCTGGTACATCTACATTTAATAACGTAACTGTCAACGGTACTTTAGACGTTACAGGTACAACAATTGCTAATGTTACAGATCCTAGCAATGCACAGGATGCTGCTACAAAAAATTATGTTGACACAGAAGTAGCCGCACTTGTTGACTCTGCCCCAGGTACACTAGATACACTAAACGAACTAGCTGCAGCCCTGAATGATGATCCTAACTTTTCTACAACTATTACAAATAGTATAGCTACCAAGCTACCACTTGCAGGTGGTACAATGTCTGGTGCTATAGCAATGGGTACAAACAAGATTACAGGCTTGGGTGACCCAACAGCTAACCAAGATGCAGCAACCAAGAAATATACAACAGATACATTCTTACCGTTAGCAGGTGGTACTGTTACAGGTGCTATAGATGTGGGCAGCAATAAAATAACTGCCAGTTATACCCCAAGTGCAAATTCAGACCTGACAACCAAGACATATGTTGATAGCATTGCAGGATCAGGAACATCAGCAGCCGCTTCCGCAACTGCAGCCGCTTCAAGTGCAACAGCCGCTGCATCAAGTGCCACTGCAGCAGCAAGTAGTGCAACAGGAGCAGCTTCTAGTGCAACCTCTGCAGCAGCTAGCTTTGATTCTTTTGATGACAGATACCTTGGCGCAAAGTCTTCAGCACCCTCTACCGACAACGATGGAGATGCTCTTCAGGTAGGAACTCTCTATTTTAATACCACTACAAACTCTATGCAAGTATATGGTGGATCTGGTTTTACTGCAGCAGGTTCATCTGTCAATGGTACATCTTCTCGTAACACTTATACAGCCACTGCAGGTCAAACTACCTTTGCAGCTACATACGATTCAGGTTTTGTAGATGTCTACCTTAACGGTGTAAAACTACTAGCAGGTACAGACTTTACAGCTACAAATGGTACTTCAATTGTATTAGCCTCTGGTGCTGCAGTAAATGATATAGTAGACATTGTAGCCTATGGTACATTCACACTATCTACTCATTATACTAAAACAGAAGCTGATGCTCTTTTAGCTGCTAAACAACCTTACGCAACAATTGCAGTTACTGTAGTTAACTCTGGCGGTAACAAGTATGCTCTTGATGGTTCTATCCAACAACTAGCTTTACTTACACCATCAGTAACATATAGATTTGATCAATCAGACAGTTCTAACGCAGGACATCCACTACGCCTAAGTACAACTTCAAACGGTACTCATGGTGGTGGTAGTGCGTTTACTACAGGTGTAACAGCAGTAGGTACTCCAGGTTCTGCAGGAGCTTACACAGAAGTTAAATTAGAGCAAGATGCTCCAGATACTTTATATTACTATTGTACAAACCACAGTGGTATGGGTGGAGAGATAGATTCTAGAGCTACAGTCTCTAGCCTAAGTGATCTTAGTGTAACAGCTACAGCAGCAGAACTTAACTACAATGACATTACTACATTGGGTACAGTTCAAGCATCTAAGACTGTCACCGCTGATGCGAATGGCGATGTTACGTTTCCTGATAATGAGAAGTTAAAAATAGGTACTGGGTCTGACCTACAGATTTTTCACGATGGTAATAACAGCTTTATTAATAATACTGTAACAGGCGCTCTTTCCATCAAGTCCGATGACATTAATCTTATGAGTTCTGGCTCAGAAAATATGGCAACATTTGTAGAAAATGGCGCAGTAACTCTTTACCACGATAACTCAGCCAAACTTGCCACTATCTCTACAGGTGTAACTGTAACAGGTTCGCTTGGCATTGGCACGAGTTCGCCTAGCTCTTTTAGCAACTTCACTAACGTAACTATGCAAGGTGGAAGCGCAGGAGTAAATTTAGATTTTAAAGACAGTGGTGGAGACAGAACTCATGCAATAGTTTCAACTCCAACAGAGTTTATTGTGGAAACAGGTAATACCGATCCACTTATCTTTAAAACAAATAATTCAGAACGTATGCGTGTCGACAGCAGCGGTAACTTGCTTGTGGGAACTACCAACGCAACTATTGTAGGCAATGGTGGTATTGGTCTTAAATCTGAAGGACGGATTGACGCCTCTACAAGTGGTGGATCAACTATGCTGTTAGAGCGTAGAACAAACGATGGCGAAATAATATCTTTTTATAAAGACGGCTCTGGGGTGGGGAATATTGCATCTGTTGGTGGTTTAATCCAATTTGGTCAAGGTAATGCAAACCTAAAGTTTTCGAATGCTTCTGATGTTATAACTCCTGCAAACGGTTCTGGCACTGACAACGATAGTGCTCTTGATTTAGGGTCATCATCGGCTCGCTTCAAAGACCTCTACCTCTCTGGCAATATGTATGTAGGGCATAGTATTTATCATGATGGGGATACTAATACTCGTGTTATTTTTGACACCGATACTATATATCTTCAAGCAGGCGGTAACAATAGCTTAATAGCCACTAGCAGTGGCCTTAGTGATGGCGATGGTAAAATAAGAGCTATCCCTCAGGCTGGTTCTGACAAAACATCTAGTTATACATTGACCACTGGTGACGTAGGAAATTTCATAGGCATTGGATCAGGTGGATCTATAACCGTTCCAAACAGTACCTTCTCAACAGGAGATGCGATTTCTATATTCAACAATACATCAGGTGATCGCACCATTACTCTATCTATCACAACTGCGTATCTTGCAGGTGAAGATGGAGATAAAAATAGTTTAACGCTTGCTTCTAGAGGGGTCTGTACGATTCTATTTATAAGTGGTACTGTTTGCGTAGTATCAGGAAATGTAAGTTAATGTCAGGCATTATGATGAATCTTTTAGGATCAGCAGGTGGTCCTAGTGTAGCAGCAGGTACTGTTGCACAGACAATTATTGGCTCAGATAGAACTGACAATTGGGGTAGGTCTGTTGCTATGAGTGAGGACGGCTCGACTATTGCTTTTGGGAATTATACAGAACCTTATGGTTATAGTTACGGAAGAGTATATGTTTATGTAAGAAGTGGCAATACTTGGTCATCACAAGCAACAATTACTGTTTCTAGTAGTATAAACGCAAGATCAGGTAACTCTATAGCTTTATCTGGTGATGGTAACACTTTAGTTATTGGAAGATACTATGAGAATAACAACTCTGGTAGAGTTTATGTTTACACGAGATCAGGAACTAGTTGGACACAACGAGCAGATTTTGCAGGAAGTAATACAGGCTCTGGCGATGAGTTTGGCTCTAACGTTGCTATAAGTAAAGATGGCACTACACTAGCTGTAACTGCTCCTAATGAAGATACCACCGCTAGTAATTCTGGAGCACTATATGTTTTTACAGGTTCAGGTTCTTCTTGGTCACAACAATCTGGAGTTTTAAAATCTAATAGTGCAAATCAAAATGATCAGTTGGGTGGTTATTATGATGACTTTGATCATCAATTAGACATTTCAAATGATGGAAACACAATTATTGTAGGTGAACAAAATTCTCATCAAGGGTCAAATACAGGTAATGCCCTTATATTTGTACGATCAGGTACTAGTTGGTCACGACAAGCTACTTTAGCCTCATCAGACATAGAAACTAGTGATAATTTTGGCTATCATGTTGCAATATCAGGTGATGGAGACACAGTAGCAGTTGGTGCTCCACGACATAATAGTAATACAGGGGGAGTTTATGTTTTTACTAGGTCAGGCAGTAGTTGGTCACAACAAGCAAATATAGAAGGAGAAGGTAGTAATAATTATTTTGGTCGGGCTGTATCCTTAAACGAAAAGGGAACTGCTCTTCTTATTGGAGCACCACTATATAATAGTTATAGAGGTAGGGTTTATTTGTATCAGGGATCAGGTAGTAGTTGGTCTTCTTCTTGGAGCATAGATGGTGATGCAGCAACTCAAGGGGGAGATTTGCCTCAGTTTGGCTCTCAAGTTGAAATATCAAATGATGGGCTTGTAGCTGTATCGACAGCACCAGGTTGGGATCAATCTTATCCAGGTCATAATGCAGGGTCGGCAAAAATAATTATTTAATAAATGTACTTGCCCGATAAAAACACAGCTATATTAACAATTCCTAAAAATGGAACACATACTTTTGTTAATATTTTTCATAAGATGTATCCGAATACACATCAAGTCTGTGAATACCATGATCGTGCTAGTCGGGTTTTACAAATGGTTTCAAAGCATTTTGGTAAAGATGCAGCTAAAGAATGTAAAATACTTGCAATAATTAGAGAACCAAAAGGACGTTTTTTATCTGCACTAAATTATCGTTGGGAAGAAGTTTTAATTAAAGAAATAGAAACTATTAAGCGTGTAGGCGAGGATGTTACATTTGATGAATTAATAGATTTTTCTTTTGTAAACTGGCCTTGTAACGAAGACTTTATGTTTAACCCACAGGTATCTTGGCTTGATTGTAATTTAGACAGGGTAAAATTATTTACAAAGTATGAAGAGCTTTTATCACATATAGGCTATACAGATAAAGTTATTAAATATAATGAGAGCAAAAAATACTTTACTATAAAAGATTTAGAAAAAAGCAAGTATTACGATATAATTTGTGAAAGATACTACGCAGATAATTTATTGTATAACAAGCTAAGGAATTAGTTCATGCCGAACTGATATTAGAACCATAACATAAAGGAGAATGGTACAATGGGAAAAGATAAAAAGACCCCAATCACTATCAACGACAAAGAGTATATCGTAGAGGATATGACTCCAGAACAACGAACAATGGTCAACCATATTGCTGACCTAGAAAGAAAGCTTAACACCGCACAGTTCAATATGGATCAGTTACGTGTAGGCAGAGATGCATTCGTAAATTTACTAACTGCAAAACTAGCAGAAGAGGAAACAAAAGATGAGTGACGAAATTACAACAGAAGAAATAGCTGCAAACTACACAGCAATGGGTCACAGTGTTGATTTAATAAATGCTGTTATTGCAGGTAATCAAATGGCTGATGAAGAAGCCAAAGAAAGACAAGACTGTGTAGATCGTAACGTAGAGCATCTACAGTTAATGGTAGCTAAAGACTATTGGACTGATCAAAGTATGACTGCTGTAAATGCGGCTATAACTGCAGGTCAAGGCTACACAGCAGAGTAATTCAGAGAGGAAGACTAACTATGACTAGAGCAAGAGATTTAGCTGACTATATTTCAACAGGTGTTTCAGACACTGAGCTTGATGTATTAGACGGTGTTACAGCAGGTACTGTTACAGCATCTAAGGCTCTAGTCGTAGATGCAAACAAAGATGTAGCAAGTCTTAGAAATGCAACACTTACAGGTACAGCAACTATTAACACTTTAGCTGTTGATGGCGGTACAATCAAGCTAGATGGCAATTACCCCACTGGTACAAATAACGTGGCATTGGGTAGTCAAGCACTTGATGATGGATCACTGAGTGGGGCAAGTAACGTAGCCATAGGCTTCAATGCTCTTACAGTAAATACTTCTGGTGCATCCAATACTTCTGTAGGAACTTTAACCTTAGATGCAAACACTACAGGTGGTTCAAATGTAGCTTTAGGTTATGCTGCACTGAGTGCAAATACTACCGCATCTAACAATGTAGCTATAGGTACAAATGCACTAACGTCAAATACGACAGGGGCTAATAATGTGGCTTTAGGCCATAGTGCAGGTACTGCAATTACGACAGGCTTAAGAAACACGCTGATTGGTAGTCTGGCAGGAGATGCTTTAACTGATGCTGACTATAATGTGGCAGTTGGGTCGCACTCTTTAAGCTCAGACACGTTAGGGAGCAAATCAACTGCCGTTGGTTACACTGCCCTTTTCTCACAAAACTTTACTAGTGCTACAGATGCTTTTAATACGGCTGTTGGTTATGAAGCAGGACTATCAGTCACAACAGGTGAGTCAAACAACCTTATTGGAGGGTTAGCAGGTGATGCACTAACGACAGGTTCTTTTAACACTGCTATTGGTGTTGTTTCATTAAGTGCCGATACAAAAGGTAGCAGAGCAATAGCTATTGGACATGGTGCTTTACTTAATCAAAACTTTACATCAGCTACAGATAATTACAATGTAGCCATAGGTCATAATGCAGGACTATCAGTCACAACAGGAGATCAAAATACTTTCGTAGGTGGTCTAAGTGGTGATGCTAATACCACAGGTAGGAACAACGCTGCTTTTGGTTATTTTTCTTTATCTTCAAATACTACAGCCGCAGAAAATGCTGCTTTTGGTGTAAATAGCCTTTACTTAAATACAACAGGAACTGCAAATACTGCAGTTGGTACATATTCACTACAAAACAACACTACCGCAAGCTACAACACGGCTGTTGGACATAAGGCAGCTTATAATACTACTACTGGTCAACTTATAGTTGCTGTAGGGGCAGATGCTCTAGTGGCTAATACGACAGGTGCTAACAATGTTGCTATCGGTGTAAACTCTTTAAAATCTAACACTACTGCATCAGACAATACAGCATTGGGGTACAAGGCAGGTCAAGATATAACTACTGGCGCTAGTAACACCTTGATTGGTAGGGAAGCAGGGCAGGATATTACTACCTCAAGCAACAACGTAGCTGTCGGGTATCAAGCAGGGAATAGCAAAACCACAGGAAACAGTATAACTGCATTAGGTAGACAGGCTTTATATAGCAATACGACAGGCGGTGATAATACTGCGGTGGGTTTGAATGCTCTCTACGCTAATACGACTGCAAGTAACAATACGGCTGTGGGAACTTCATCATTAGATGCAAACACGACAGGGGCTAATAATACGGCTGTTGGCCTCAATGCCTTAACAAATCAAACAACGGCAGGTACAAACACTGCGATAGGCGCTAGAGCAGGGCAAGATGTAACTACTGGTTCTAATAACACCTTAATGGGATACCAAGCAGGGCAGAATATCACTACTGGATATGAGAATACTTTTATAGGTGTAAACGCAGGGGATGCAATTACAGATTCATATAACAACACGTTTGTTGGACGTAATGCAGGGAATGCAATAACCTCTGGTGTTCAAAATACTATTCTTGGTAAGTTTAACGGCAACCAAGGGGGCCTAGACATCCGCACTTCAAGCAACTACATCGTGCTGTCTGATGGTACAGGTACACCTAGAGGCTATTGGGATGGCTCCGCTTGGCAAGGCTTTGGTGGTGGTTCTTATGAGCTTATACTTAAACAAACCATTTCTTCTGCTGTAAGCGGTCTTAATTTTGCTAATCCTTCTGCTCCTCAAGGTCAGTTATTATTAATAATAGATGGTGTTACAACAAGTCATGGTTATGATCAAATAGAACTCCAATATAGAGATTCTAGTGGTAATGATTTGAATGGCAGTTCTGCTTATTCAGTTGCTAATTACCATTGGGGCGTAGGTGGATCAACTGGGGTTTCTCAACATACTGCACATCGTATACAGATAAATAAAGGTAATAATACGACAGGGTCTAAACCTTTATTTGCTCGTATTAATATATATGGTTGGGGTACAACTACTCCTCATTTGGCTGGTCAAGTTGTGTATACAGATAACAACGGACCTTACCTTAGAGGAGGTAGTCTTGTTGCAAAATATGAAGATGGGTCAAATGTTCCTAACAGGTTAAATATTTCATCAGCTAACGGTAATCTTACCGCAGGTGATATTTATTTATATAAATTAGCTTAAGGATAAAAAGATGAGTGAGAAATCATACAGAATGGACGATGGTGTACTTGTTGAAAACACTGCTGAAGAAATTTCTGCTATAGAAGAATTAAGAGTAAAAAATGCTGCTGAAGCTGTTGAAGATTTAAAAGTATTTAACAGACAAAAGCGCAACGACTTACTTGCAGCATCTGATTGGACACAGGGAAATGACAGCCCACTGTCAACCGAAGTTAAAACTTCTTGGGCTACTTATCGTACAGCACTACGTGATTTACCAAGTCACAGCAACTGGCCTAATTTAGAAGATAGCGATTGGCCTACAAAACCTTAAGGTAAACTATGAGTGACATCAAGTTAACTACAGAAGAATTAGAAGAGATGCTAGACAACGCAGCTAGGCGTGGTGCTAAAGAGGCACTGCGTTCTATTGGGCTACTTGATGATGATGCACAAAAAGATATACTAGAGATGCGTAACTTGATAGAAGCGTGGAGAGATACACGTAGATCAATATGGTCTACCGTAGTTAAATTAGCTACCGTTGGAGTCCTGACATTTATTGCAGGTGCGGTATGGATGACAATGGGTAAGTAAGGAATATAGTATGGCTGTAAATGAAGATTATTTATTAAAGAATGGTTCGGTTGTTGACTCTTTTACTGCACCTGATGGTACAACTTATGAAGCTGTAGCAGACCCTTACGCTACTGGTATTGTCAAAACAGTTACTAATGAAGACGGTACTAAAACTAAAACTGTATTAAATGCAACTAAGGGTGTAAAAAAAAGCAGCAAGACTGGAGGTTCGGCTCGTAGAAGACAAAATGGTAGGAATGTTGGATTAGAGTTTAATTCTTTTAAAGCTGCTGCAGAAGCTGCTGCAAATACTACAGAAGCCATAGGTTATACAGATGCTAATATAAATGCAGATACAGGCGGTGGTCCTTTTAGATATGATAAAGGTTCTACAGTAACTTTAACTGATAGTGCAGGTAATTCTATAGGAACTGTCGGTGGTAGAATAGGTAGTAACACACAAGAATTAGCGAATGCTAAACAACTAGCTGATGAACTAATAAATATAAATAAGTCTGTCATAACTGTTGTAGATGACGAAGAAGAGATAGTAGATGATGAAGAAGAGGTAGTAGAGGAGCCAATTGTTGTTGATCCTGAACCACCTGTAGTTCCTCTACAGCCTGTAGACCCTGATGTAGCAGGTGGTGCTTTTGAACCTGTGATACCAGATACAACAGTACAACAAGTACCTGCAGGTGGTGTTGCTACTATTGACCCCAATAGACCTCAGACTGTAGTACAACAAGTATCCCCTGTAACTTATCAAGATGTTGTTCCTACTGGAACAATGACACCTGTAGGTCAAGTAGATCCTACAACAGGCACAGTATCTACACCAACACAAACAGGTGGCATGTCTGCTGTGCCTCAACAAGTATCATACAAGACACACTATGCAGGTACACAAGGTGCAGTACCACAAACACTTGTAACTACTCAGCCAGGAACAGGTGCTGCGTATCCTGCAGTATTTCAGGGATACCAAACTGTACCTTATGGTAATGATTTAGGACAAAGAATAATGATTACTGAATTTAATGGTGTACCTACAACATATGTACCTCCAGGTTTTTTTAAAATAACTAAAGAAACAGAGACTACAGGCGCTGCAGATGGTGGCTTGATGGAGAATATGACACTAGAAGGTAAAGACCGTATCTTCCGAAAGATGGGTTACAATGGTCCTAAGACACGAGAAGGTCATGCCAAGTTTGAGGAAGCTAACCCTGCTGCTAAAGCTAAAGGTCTTGCCATAGGTGGTTATATACAGAAGTTTAGTCAAGGTGGTGCGGTAAGAGCTTTTAATGAAGGTGGTGACACTACTGATGTTAAAAACTTTACATCAGCAGACTTAGCTGAAATGCAGAAGAGGGCTGTACAACAAACGATGCAACCCATGCAAGCTACTACAGCCATGATACAACCTACTGCTGCTGATTTCATTCCAGTAGATGCAGGGATGACTGTACCCATAGCTCCTTTTGCTGAGGCCGCTACAGTAGGCAATGTACAACAAGCTGTGTTACCAACTGCTCCTGCTACAAATATTGCAGGTGTTACTACTGTTGCACCTCAAGTAGCTACAGAAGCTGCAAAGCTACAAGCTGCATCAGGTACTCCTACACAACAGATTACTGCACAACAGCAAGTAGGTACATCCATCACAGGTATGGAAGCTGCACAAGGTAACGCTATAAAAGTAGATAGCCCTACAGCTAGAAAGTTAGAAACAGATCCTGTATCAGGTGAAAGTGAAATAATATCTGGTGCTGCTAATGCACAAACTGCTGCTGCATTTACTGAAGCAGTAGACGCTGCAGAAGCTACACCAAGTAAACAAGCAACAGTTGCAGGTCAGCTAGAAAAACTAATGGCTGACTTTGAGGGTGGTGAGACACCTGCTTGGGCTGCAGGATCTA